AGAGTCATATTGTCTTGTGTTAGGATACATATCATCAGAAGCCGCTTGATATAAAGGAAATAATGTTGAGTTCTCACATAAAAAGTTAACTACTCTTGTGTTCCAAAACTCACCTAAGTTTTTCATTTCTTCTCTTACATACTTCATCTCATCGATTGTTGATACCTGAGCATCAGTTGATGTAGGTCTTGCAACACCTAAGTTTCTAATCTTAATTGCTAAATGTGGAAGTGCCATATAAACAGTCCAGTAAGCCAATCCTTTAGAACAGATATCAACTAATTGTCTTTCAATATTCGAGTAAGTAACTCCTGTGTAAAGTTTATATTCTAAATCTATGTATAAAGGCGTACCTAAAACATCTTGAATATACACGTTCTGTGCTTCTTCTACAAAAGGATATATCTCGTTAATATCGACTGATTTGCCGAGTGGAGTATAATCTTTAAGATATTGGTCGTCTATAAATAGTGCTGAAAAAGTTGCTGCCATTATATGTCATTTTTTTTATTTATTGAGAAACTAACCTGAGGTGCCTCAGCAGCATCAGTGTTAATAGGTTTAAGGTCTTCAATTTCAATTTTACTAACACCATTATAAATAAGAACTTCCTTAAAAGCATCAAAGATTAATTTTCTTTCTGGTCGAATAACCATTTTATCAAAGATTTCCCAAGATTGAACTAACTCCGATGAATAGCCTAATTTACCTGGTGTTTGAATTCCTAATAATTGTGGGTGTGCTCTGTGAGCCGTGATGATTTGTTGAGTGATTTGTTCAGCAACTTGTAAAAGTCTTTGGTCGATATTTGTTGCATCAATAGTTGTAACATCTGGTGCTAACTCTTTACCATCTGAGTAAAAGATAATTGCTTTACCAGCGTTTTTAGAACCACCGTGTTGTTGTCTAATAGCCTCAGCATTCATTCTACGTTCATCTGGTGTAGGTTTCTTATAAAACTTAAACACAATTGATGGTGAGAAACCATTATTGATTGCTGCTAAGTTATACTCAGCCATTAAAGCATCAGCCTTAATCCATCTTAAAGCAGAATAATAGTTAGGTAGTGCATAGTAATCTATATTGTTATCTTCATACTTAATAAACATAAGTTGTCTTAAAGACTCACCATTAGGATCCCAAGAGTCTATTTCTCGTGGTGGATTAGTTCTTGTGTTAGACCAATTCTCTGAGTAGTAGTACTTTTTAATCTGACCCCACTCATCTTTCTTACCAACAGCAATTCTTGAAGCATCAATCCAATTGATATCAGCAACACGAGTTCTATCCATTGAGTAGATAATCTCGAAACAAGAATAACCAAAAGTCTCTTGGTCTCTTGCTACTTGCCAGAATGTTCTATCAAGTTTTCTCCAGAAAGGTACGAGCTTCCAATTATCGATTATAAACTGATTAGACGCTTCTCTTGTGTCTCCGAATAGAAAACCATTACCGGCTATTAAAGATGTCTTAGATTCGATTATACTATCGTGTATCGCTGATGAATTTCTATATTCAAGAAGGTCAATTGGAAATTGATTGTTAGGTCCGAATAGTACCCAATCAAATCCTTTTTGTTCTTTAGGCATTGGTAGTTCTATGTTTCTTAACATAATAGAATCTACTAAATCCTGTGTGATGTTTGGTTTTTCAACCTGTTGTGGTTTTCTAATAAAGTCAAATAGTGCCATATTATCTTCTGAGGACTGGTGTGTTTTTAGCGGGTCTGTCTAAAGTAGTCCAAGTTTTTGTTTCATTCACCAGTACTTTACCCGTTTCAAGTATGGTTAAACCTGCTTCAACTATGTAAGACCACATTCCTGGTGCCATATCTAATTTAGAGGTAGATAGATTCTCTGGTGTAGCAACAATGATATTAAATTTAGACCACTTGTTATCAGGTTGTAAGTCAGTAGGGTAAAAGACTTTAGTTTGACCTGATATATCATTAGTGAATGTAAATTTAAAGCTCGCTGTTGAACCATAAGGAGTCGATTCTCGTAGACTCATCCATATAGACGCTGTCACACCTGGTGTAAAGTTAATCATCATATCGAGCAGATATATTTTAATTAATATGTTTTGTAAACTTTATATTGTTTTTAATCTATAAAATTCATCTGTCTAAATTAGTGTTTATATACAAAAAAACCCAACCTCTGTAAAGAAGTTGGGTTTTTATTTTATATGTAGTGGTTATAGTTAAGCTACTAAAGCTGCTACTATACCTGGTGCTACACCTGGTGCTCTATCGGATTCAAATCCTTTTAGAGTCAGTACATAATTAGATCCGTCTGCTTTTGCTGTACCAGATGTAGATGTAGATTCTGATAAATACATACCTTCTACAGCTCCTGGATACCAGAACAAGCCATTAGAGTCTTTTATGATTACTGCTAAGTCTCTTTGTGTTAAAAGAGCCAAAGTATTTCTCTTAGCTACATCTCTTCTTGGAATAGTAACCGTAGTAGTTTGCTCAAATAGAGCAGAACCAGCTTCTACTGATTTTACTAAATCTTCTGTGAATGTTGCTGAGTTTCTGTTGAACTCAAACTCATAGAAGTAAGAAGCAGTTGCAAGAGTGATTGCTGATACAGTACCACCTGCTTGTGTATAACCTGTGATGTTATCAAAGTCTGTAATATACAACTTTGTTAACCCACCTATATTATTTGCACAATCTTTAGGAATACCGCCTGAAAATGAAACACATGCCATTTGCTTTTAGTTTATTTTTTTATCCAAAGGAGGATTATGCCATAATTGTACCACCAGAGTAAAGAACGATTTCAGCTCCGTAAAGATAGTTGATACCAAATTTAAGTGAAGTTGCGAATCTTTCAGTTCTTGCACCAGAGATATTTCTTTGTGGTATGATGATAATTTCATCCCAATCAGAAGTTAAGTCAGTTAAGAAGTAAACTTTATCTGAGTTGAAAGCAATCATTTGTTTTGCAGAAAGACCTGAAGTAGGAATCAATCTGAATCCTAAGTAGTTCAATTCTTTATCACCTACTAAGAACAATCCACCAGTTGTAGCAGCTTGAGCTTGTTTGTAAGCGAATGCGATTTCTTGAGAGATAAAAATCTTGAAGTTAGCTTGTTGTCTAACTTGTGCAGGAACTGCTTCAAGAATTCTATTTAACTCACCTACTACGTTAGCAGCAGTAATTGAAGATGCAGTAGCAGCAACATCGATAACTGTACCATCAGCTAGCAATTGTTTTACTAAACCATCACAAAGTGAGTAAGGATAAGAAGCTGTTGCAGTATCACCTTTGAACATAGTTAATTCTAAGTCAGATGCTACTTTTTCAGCAACGTAGTCAACTACGAATTCAGCGTATGAGTTCGGCATAACTTCTTCGCTATTAGAACCAGCTCTTAATTGTAGTGATAAGTAGTTAGCCTCGAATGTTGTTGCGCAATATTCTAAGTTAACTTTAAGGTCACAAACCTCCATAGTCTTTTGATTTAAAGTACCTTCACCTGTTGCAGAGAAAGAACAATCATCAGCCTGTAGGATGTTACCTAAGTCAGAGTAAGCTAATTTGATTTTGCTCTTTACGTTTGGTATAAGAGCTAACTCATTCTTAGCAACACCAGTGGTAAGTACTTTCTTGAAGAAACCTTCAGCGTCCTTACCGTAAAATGTAGTATTGTCTGTTAAAGCCATTTTTTATTTATTTATTTTTTGTAGTTTCTTAATATGTAAAAAACTTATTATTTGTTTTTAGCGAATGCTTTTACACGAGCTTCCATTGAAGAGAACTTCTCATCAATCTTAACCTCTTGTTTTTTGATAGAAGGTTTAGCAGGAGTTGTAGAGAATTTCTCGTTAACTTGTTTCTTAAACTCTTCGATTTCTTTTTCACCACCTTCAATCATAATTTTAAGTCTTGTGATTTCTTCCATCAATTCACCGAATCTGTTATCAATCATCATTGATACTTCTTCTGGTGTGATTTGAGCTGGTAACTCACTACCTGTGTTAGGATCGATAGCCATTGTTGATTCAGCTATTCTACCATCTTCGTTTGGTACGCAGTTTGGCACTTCTTTACCATCTACCATCTTCATACCTACTTGTACATAACCTTCATAACAAGGTCCGTCTTCTGCAAGATATTTTTCACCAGCCATTTCTTCTACTGGTCTGATTTCAGTAATTATACCATCTACAGTTACAACTATAGTACCATCTTCTGCAACGTGGTCAGCATCTGGTGCTTTTTCTGTTAAAGCTTCGTCAAGATAAACTGCCGTACCAACAGCTAAGTCTCCATCAAAGTAAACAGTAGTTCCATTTTTTAGAACTGCAGAACTTAATTTGATTTGTTTTTTCATTATTTGTTCTTTATTTTTTAGGGATAATTCTAAGTCAGCAAGAATCTCAACAGAGAATCCTTTAACTTCCTCGTTTTTAACTTTATTTGTCCAAAAATTAGAATCTTTGACCTTAACACCACCAAACCAAGTTCCTTCTGGTAAGTCAAATCCTAAACTTTTACTTTTGTCTTGTTCGTTTTCAATAATCCAATTTTGAGAAACGAAAGCATCAACCTTTTCATCTGTGTGCATAAAGTTGATGTTCTTGTTATTAAGATCCTCGTTGAATTTAGATGCTATTTCTTCGATTTGTTCTTTCTTAAATCTAACATAGTATTCACCATTAATCTCATCAAATCTATAAATGAGTTTATTAGGTATCAAGAATGGACCATATAACATTTGCTTATCAACATCAGTCTTAAAGAAAAGTTCTTGTGGTTGATTCGCTAACTTAATCCAGTTAACTTGAATTGCAGGATCATCAACAAGTGATATCATACCTACTCCCTGATTATCATCAGAAAGAACGATGTCATAAATTGGTAAATCTTTCTTCATATCTTAATATGTTTTTTTAAGGCTAAATGTTTTTAGCCAAATGTTGAGTTAGATTCTAACACTCTAACTCTATCTTGTGTCGCAGTTATGTCTGATTCTAACACATAAACTCTTTGACCACCAGATGTGAATCCTGTAGTTCCTGGTTGATTTTGTGGTGAACCAGTAACATTCTGATTAAATGATGTGAATCCACCTGTTGAGGCAGTCTGTGTTAAAGCCGCTGCTTGTGTACTTGAAGTTGTTGATGTATCTGGAATAGAAGCATTCATACCGGTTCCTCTACCAGATGAACCACCATCAAATTGTTGTGAAGCAATCGCTGCAACTTGAGCAGCAGTTATGATACCAGCAGCAACAATAGATGCGATACCTAATGGTGAAGGCGGTGGACCAAATTGTGCTATACCCTGTAAGACAGCACCTGCTCCATTAATCAAAGCACTAACTATACTAAGAGCTTTTTGTCTATCAAATTGTTTCTTAGCCAACTTTCTATTTTCAGCATCAATAACGGCATTAGAAGTTTTAACAAGATTTTCATTTTGTTTTTGTAAAGCCGCTCTTCTTTCTTGTTTCTGTTCTTCTGTTAGATTAGATTGAGCTAACTCTTGTTCTAATGCTGCATAAGAAGCATCTATCTGATTTTGAGTAGATTGTGCTCTTGCTTCATTTTGCTGTGTTAATTGTTGATTTTCACTTTGATTAACTAAGTCATTTATAGCAATAGCAGCATCAGCAAATTGTTGAATAATTTGTAAAACATCCTGAGCCTTTTTGATCTTATAATTTGCCTTTTCATCTTCTGCTGCTTTTTCAGCTGCGACATTAGCATCTATGTAAGATTGGTCACTTTCTTGAATTTTAATATTTGCTTCTTCATTTAAGTTGATAGCTGTCTTATTAATAACTTGTTCAGCTAAAGTCTCTGCGGCAATTCTATCATCAAGAGCAACTTTACCTAACTTAGCAAACTCAGCATACTTTTCATCAGTACTTTTTACTTCATACCTATTTGTTTCTTTGTTAAATTCTACAGTAGCGCCAAGTTGTTCTTCTAATGTTTGTATAGTAGTGGCCAACTCGACTTGTGCTTGAGCCTTTGCTTGTCTTTCTGCATCAGCTTTGGCATTATCATTATACTTTTTTTGTATCTCTAGCTTTTGGTCTTGAAGTTTATTGAACTCTTCAACAGATAATTCTTCTGCTTGTAATTGTTTTTCAATATTCGACAATTGAATATTTAACAATCTATTTTGTAAAAGTATCAATGAGTCGGTAGTATCGGCTCCAGCAAATCTTACCTCATTTTGTAGAATTTCATTTGCGAGTGCTAATTCAGCATAAAGTTTTTGTGAGTCTTGGAGTCTTTTCTGATTGATTTCATTTTCTCTTAATGCTGTTATTTCTGATTGTGATGTTAAATATCTTTGATAATCACTGTTTAGTGTTTTTAATAACTCTATTTTTGTTTTTTCATCTTTAACATTCTTCTCAATGTTTAACTTTTGTGCTTCATATCTTTGTTGACCTTCAGCTAACTCTTGAGCAGTCTCAAATGCTATATCATCTAACTTATCAGCAGTTGTTTGTACTCTTAACTTTTGTAGTTCAATTTCTTTAGTTGCTGCAAATTCCGTGAAGTCTAAAGATTCTCTATTAACTTGTTCTTGTTTTGCTTTTAAGTCTTCAAGACTTTTACCAGTATTGGTTGAACCAGTGTTTATCTTCTCAAAGGCACCACTTAATAACTTCTCATAACTTTGTGCTTCAGTAGCAAGGTCTTGAACTTGTGCATCAATAGACTTTCTTCTTGCTTCAAGAGATGCAATAGATTGTTTTGCTGAGTTAGCATCGGCCTCAAATTGTGCATTTGTTGCTCTAATGTTGTTAAACTTTTGAGCTGTTAAATCAGCTAAGTAACCATCTTGTAGTGCTATACCGTTATTAAATGTGTTTAACTCTGGTATAGTATCAACAATAGTTTTTCTAAAGAAAGTATTTGCTGTGTTATATTTCTGAGTTTGGTCGGTTAATTGTCTTTCAATATCGAGTCTTTCAGTTAATAAAGTTGTTAATTCTTGTTCTACTAATTGAAGTGCGACTTTGTTTTTTAATTGTGCAATATAATCTTCAACAGACTTTGTAACTTGATCTTGAAATGATTTTTCATCTCGAAGATTTTTAAGTGTTAGACCATAATCAGCATTAATTTGTCTAATTAAATCTGCTCTTTCTTTACTACCGGCATTTGTTTGTTTTAATCTATTCAGTAAAACGAATAACTCAGAACCTTCTTTTGCTGTTGCATCAGTTACAGATTTTATTTGTTCTTCTTGTTTCTTAAGTTCTTCATTTCTTGCTTTCTCTGCTTCTTCTGCTTGGTCAGATGTGTTAAAGTAGTTAATCATACCAGCAACTAATAAACCAAGTGCTGTTACAATAGCAACTAATGGTAGTGAGTTAAGAGCCACAGAGAAGGCTGTGGTACCAGCAGCAGCTCCAGTTGCAGCAACACCTGCCGCACCTTCAGCAGTAGCAACCGCTGTTGTAGTAGCAGCCGCAGTTGTAGCAGTTGGTATTAAACTTTTAAATCCAGCAATAATGTTTGTAACTTGGTCTCTTAAACCACCAAATGATTGTACTGCTTGTGATAAGTTTAATAAAGCTTGTAACTTAACCATAGTCTCAGCCGCTTCTTCTGATTTAACACCAAAAAGTGCTTGAGCCGCAGCCACACCTTGAAAACCAGCTATACCTATTTGTACAGTTCCTTGTAAAGCACCACCGAGTCTTTCAGTTGTGTTACCAGCAAGTGCAGTAACCGTTGCATTTGTATCAGATATCTGGTCTCTTAATTCACCAGCTCTTACTGATAACTCTTGAAATCTTGCTGAACCTGGTTCTAAATTTTGTAGTTCTAATATGGTGTTTCTTAATTCAGTTCTTAATGATGTTGCTGATGTAGCAGCTGCTACCATATTAGTATTAAGATTAGTAGTTGATTGACCAGCGTTTTGTAGTTCAGACGCTAATTGAGCACCAGTTCTAACGGCATTTCCAAGATTATTAGCTTGTTGATTAACTTTATTTAAGTTAGTTGCTACTGTGCTTGATTCACCTGCTATGTCTTGAAATGTAGAATTTACTGCTTCTGCTTGGTTATTTAAAGCAGCAAAACTTTTAGAATTCTTATCTATCTTTGTTAGTTCAACATTAGTTTCTGTTAGAGCCTTCTCAAGTTCGCCAATAGAACTTACAGATTGTTCAACACCATTAATCTTAACATTTAATTCATAATTTGCCATTCATTTGATTTATTTTATGGTATAACATTAATTAGTTTATGGTATGAATAAGAACATAACCATTGTATAGTAGTAGCACCTAAACCGGTTGCTTTTAAGTAAAATCCATTAGAGTCTGCAAACATTTCTAAGTCAGGTTGACCTGAAGGCCAAGAACTGATAGCATTCAAGATAGGTGTTCCTATTTCAGTTATAGTTAAAGAACCATTAATTGAATAACAACCCATCATTTCTGCTGAATAAACTTTAGTAGCATCAGCGATATCTGTACCTATAATATAAGCCTTAACTTGTAACACATCACCACCTGAAGCTGTAGAAGTCCAAGGAATTGTTACTAAGTCTGTTGTGGTCGCATTAGAAGTTCTTAAAAGTGATTGAGTAGTAATCCATTCAGATTGTTCATATTGAGTTGAACCATCATCACCCATACCTTTAACAGCCGATTTACCACCAACAACGTGCATATTAGAATCCCAAACAGACCTATTAAATCCACGACCTAAGTGAGTCATATAACTTTCACCGTTATTGAATGATACGTTATCACCAGCAGCTACAAACACATAAGAGTTATCATCAGTATTGACTGTGTTAGCAGCGGCTGTAACAATATAATTTGTAGAACCAGATGCTAAACCAAATCTTGTGTTTAACCAAAGAACTTGGTCTTTATTAAAGTTTGATGAATTAGTGTTTATTTCTATCGGTGCGTTAGTTGAAGCAACACCTTTTGTAACTAAGATTGAATCAGATGATTCTCTTAATTGAAGACCACCATTAGTGTTGATAATAGTTGCTCCTGAAAGTGAACCACCTAAGTAAAGGTCTTTCCATCTTAAAGTAGATGTACCTAAATCTGTGTAAACACCTGAACGAGGACTAACTGAACTTGCTGAATAAGTTGAACCAATAATAATATTAGGTGAAGAAAACTGCCAGATATTTGTAGATGATGATGTACCACCGCCAGATGTTGTACCAGTCATTACCTGAACGATACCATTATTAGTTCTAAAGAACATTTTATCGTCAGTTATATTCACACCAACTTCACCGATATAAAGGTCAGTTGCTAACCAAGTTTCGTCAGTGTGGTCTTCTGATGTAGGAATCGTAAATGATTGACCACTTGTTGATATTCTGTGGTGTTTTAGTCTTGAGTATTGGTCTATTCTTGCCATTTCAATATATGTTTTATTTTTATTATCGTGTTTATGATCTTAAGAAAGCTGCTAATCTAACTCTCTCAGTAATCGAAGCCGTAGGTGATATATTATCAAATCCACCTGATGTGTTTGTTCGTGGATTAGGATTGTTTAAGGTACCGATACCTAACTCAGGTAAATCAGGTAAGATAGCATCTTTACCAGAATCAATTAAGTTTTCATAAGCAGTAGAACCACCTTGAATAACGATATCTTCACCAGCATCAATTAAATTAGATACTGTGTTGATAGATTGTCTAACAACAGCGACATCTTCACCGGCATCAATAACATTTGATTTAGAAATAGCGATACCATTTTTATATCTAACACCATTTATATAAGTCACATCAGATTCTTGTATAAAAACTTTATCTGTACCAATAATATTTACATTGTTAAGACCACCTGATATAAAGTTACCATTACCAGAAGAGATGTGTATATTTTTAGAACCTTCACCAATAGAGTTTTCATCACCGGTTATTTTAATATTCTTTGCCGATGAAGCAACAAAGTTAGAAGCTCCTGTTGTTTGTATAGTTAAGTTGTTTGATACATCTGAACTGATAGTTGTGTTATTAAATCCTATATTAGGTTTCTTTTTAATCGGAGCATATTCTACCGTTACTGGTTTAATTGGACCAGGAACAAAGATATCATCTTGTGGAAACACAGAACCAACTTCTGAATAAGAGTTCGTTACAATTGATTTCTTTACAAATTTAGTAGGTGATACTAATTTCAAGAACTCACATTGAGTTAAACCATCTGAGAGTGGGTCATAATCTATAACCTTTTGTAGTCTTAACCAATGACCATCAATCACATATATCTTTCTAAAATCTAACTTAAAAATATCAGAAGGTTTTAACCATACTTTTGCTTTAATAACCTTTGATGCTGGGTCTGATATCTCATTAATAAAATTAGACCAATAAGCATTGTATAAGTTATTATTAGTCCATCTTGCAAAGTCCCAGTAAACAAAATCACCTTCTTGCATATTAAACCAGTTGATATCAAAGTGAGGGTCTGTTGGTGAATCTACTGTACCAGCATATGGATATTGTTGAAAAGGAAAACTTTGTGTTGAAATAACAGAAGCTGTTGTTGAAACAACTGAGCTTAATAACTCCCAACCAGTTGCATATGTTGAGTATGAACTTGCTAAGTTAACCTGAGCACCACCTCTTGAAGCTGTGTAAGGTCTCATACCACCCCAGAATAACATTCTTGGTGCTGAGTTACTAATTGGTTTAACAGAACCATTAGTTTCTCTTTGTATAATTGCTGGCATCACAACATCAGAACCTTCAGGATTATTAATCATAACCGATGAACCAAAAGGTACAGTAACCTTAACTTCATTTTTTAAGAAGTCATTTACTATTTCTTTTTTATAATATTGATACTGACGACCTCTATCCTCAAAGAACTTTTTATTCCAATAATCAGATTCAGATTTATTCTCAAATGTATAGTACTTAGCAATCAATTCACCAACAGGTAAAATATCTACTGAGTCATTATCAATCTTATCAGTCCAATCTACAAAGTCAGTTGTTGATGTACCAGTTCGGTAAAAGTCATCACGAGGTTCGATATAGTACTTTCTTTCAATTTGTTTGTCTGGTTCAATATGTAAGTTAAATGATTTAATTATACCTAATAGGAAATCTTTACAACTTAAGTCTTTAGGTAAAAATGATTTACCTTCAACAATGGAATTCTCTGTTGACTTCGCAGTTGGTTCGTTAAAGATATAAGAAGCTGAATCTAAAGTTATAGACCAATCACCTCTGATATCTTGTCTATAATAACCTTCTGGGTCTGTTGTATCTACTTCAACAAATGATATAGAAGACCAATAACCAAGATTTAGAAGTAACTCACCACTTGTGTATGATTGTAAATAATATTTAAGTTCAACCCAAACCTCATCGCCTTTAGCAAAGTAAGAGTTACTTGAAGGTACTTTTAATTCGTAGTTCTCCCAGTTAGCTGGTTGATAAGTACCGAAGTTTTTCCAGTTAGTGTTAGTAGGTGTCCAGAACGAACCAGTATTCATATAGAAATGATCTGAGACACTTTCACCTATCGATGATACAAATCCATTTCTATTCATTTTAATTGTCGCCACGACTCTTATTCCACATCCTGTAGGTTTCCAACTTGATGATACTTTATGATAGAAAGTACCAGGATAATAGAATATACCTGATGTAGTTGGTGTAAAACTTGCAGTACCTATAGATGAAAAGTTATTTTCATAACCATTCATCACACATTTACTACTTAACTTTAAGTTAACATTAAGTGAGTACTCACCAGAATCTGTAACCTTCCAAGAATTAGTAGACTCATCCCAGTTACCTATTTGACCTGATTGAGTAGCACCATTATCAAAGAATGAAGCTGTACCAGACCAACCACTTTCTTTCTTGAAAGCAACTCTGTTAGCAGCGACCTCAGGTAAAACAGATGCAGTTGCTGTTGTGTTTATATTAGTGTTTTGTAAATAATAAAATTGTTGTGTTTGTCTACCAGAAGCCAGTGTTGTATATGAACCAGTTAAACCAACCCAAAACTTTCTTGAGTTAACCTCAGCTGGATTTATATCATAGTTAGACTTCTTTTGTATCATAAATAATCTCTTAAAAAATTGACTATTAATAAAAGAAGAATCGTATGAAGAATTAGTCTCTTTCATAATCTTATCAAAGATTTGTTTAACATAATAACCTGGTACAAAATTAGTTACAGAAAATGTGTTAGGGTCATACTCATCACCCCAAGAAATCATCGGATAAACATAACCTTCACCTTTATGAATTGCTTCACTAACAACACCAATGTTATAAGGGTAACTGACACCATTAGGACTTAAAGAGATAGGGTAGAAATAGTTAACAGAGAACTGAGAACCAGTTGCAGACATAACTCTCCACTCACCTGCAGCTGCTCTAAAATTTTGACTTATTGTATCATCTAAAGTTATTTTAGCAAAGTCACCTTCTTGTAAATTGTGAGCGCCATTAGTAACAAACGTTAATCTACCTGTTGAAGAATCTTTTTTTATACCTCGAACTGTTGCTCTGTAAATATAATCTGTAACTGAATAACTAACACCTGATTTCTGATTGATACCAGACCAAGAGTTAATAACATTATCTCGAGTCCATTGATGGTCAAACTCAGTCCAATCTAAGTCAGCTAATTTAGAATCACCAACATCATAGAATAAAGAAGTTAAGTCACCATTAATGGCAACCTCATAAATAATATTTCCATCATTATCACGAGTTGCTTTCTTTAACTGCATGTTACCTTTCATCACTTGTATACCATCATTAAGAACAATTACTTCTGTTCTTAAGTTAGGATTAAAACCTTGATAGATTGAAGTGTTACCAATCTTTAACCAGTTATCAGAAGATATCTCATAGATGTGTGAAAAGATTCTGTTGTTATTCTTTGTACCTGGTATAGTTATAGTTTTAGACCAAGAAGTCTTTCTCTTTTCAGGTTCTCTAATATCTAAGATTGTGAATGTGATAGGTATACTAACATCATCAAAAAGGTCAATCTCTTTACCAGCAGAGGCTCTTTGATAAATATATGTGTCTGCTTGTGAAGGAACACTATTAGGTTTATCTAATTGTTGATAAGAATAAGCCGGTGATAATTGTGATGCGCTTAAACCCATTGATTTTAAGACACCTGTGTTGTATGTAGTTCCTGGTGTTACAAGAGCGTTATTAGGTCTATCAAAAACTATTAATTGAGTTTTTTTCATTATGGTCTAAGAGTCATTTTTTGATATGCCATAGCATAGTTTAACTGATATTCTATTGGTCTACCTGTCTTTTGTTTTACCTCAACAGAGTTATCAGATATACTTATTGGTAGTTTATTCCAAGCATCATCTACAAGAACAAAACCACAAGTGCCTTCCATAGTTGCGCCATAAACAGAGTATAACATATTGAGACCAATAGTTTGACCATCTACAAACGTAACTAAGAATCTGTTTTCATAATCAGGATTTGATGATATTGAAAACACATAATCACCTACTTTGATGTTGTGGTCACCGTAAATAAAATAGTAAACATAATTACCTTGCTTAAATGGTCTAAACTCAACTAATTCATTTCTTTTATAAGTCCATACTTCAGGTGATAACCACATTTCTGTAAGCCATTCACTAACTTCTCTTTCAACAAAACTTGAAACTGCGTGTACTTCATTTGCTGATATCGCAAAAGTAGAAGTGCTTCTATCACCTACTTCATATTTCCATTGATTAGAATAATTAGATTGTAAAGTTTTTTGATATGTTTTTCTATCGATATTATAAGTTGCTCTATTTCTGTGATAGAATGTGTACGATTCAGGTGAACCCATCAAACCTATAAATGATAATCTTGTTCTAAATGTTTTAGGTTTTCTAACATTGAATCTAAAAGTTTCTGTTAGTGTGTTGTTAGCCCACTTTAATTTAACTGTATAGTAGTTTATGTTAGCACCAATTGTAACATCATTATCATAATTGTTAATATCGTAAGGTCCAACTGCTAACCTTACTCTTCTGTAAAGAGTACCGATATTTCTTGTGTAGTTTTTATTTACAACAGAACCAGTTGCTGAGAATCCTTCAACATTAACTGAGAAAGAACCTGTGATAGTTGTGTTTGTTATAAAATCTAAAAAATAAGAATCATTATAAGTGATATCCATCTCACGAGGTGAGTTAGTTAAAAACTTTTTAGTTGATGAAGCTGTACCGACTAAATAATCATTAAAATCAAAAGTAGGAAAGTCTTCATAAGGAATTGCTGTCTCAAAAACATTGAATGTGTTAGATGTACCTAAATTAAGATATTGACTTACTTGTCCATCACAAGTAGTTGATTGGTCATATTCTTCACCGAATCTACAATAAACAGATATAGCAGAACCAGCACCTGTTGTTGTAGTTGCTGGATTAATAATATGAATATAAGGTGTTTTAGGTAAACTTGTTTCAATATAATCTTGTATCACACGAGATAATTGAAAGAAAGCATAACCTGTGTTAGGATCTGGAAATAATTTGTCTGTAAAGACTTTTGTACCGTTTACATATACATCACAAATATATCTAAAGTTACACTTACCTGAGTTATTTGAGTTAACTGTACAGTTAATCGGGTTTGATGATGGATAGTATCTACCTGATGTAAAATTACTTATTATACTGATTGCCATTTTCTATTCTATGTTTATAGAATATGTTTAGGAATTTGTTGTATGTTTATTATGAGTTTTGAGCTCTCTGAATTGCTGCGTTCAGATAGTTCTGATAAGTCTCATTAATAACAACTTCTAACTGAGGTAATCTTGATTCTACGACACTCTTAAAGAAAGGTCGAGGCTTTATACCTTTTGCTTGAATTGAACGAGCCACAGCAAATGAATTTAGACCTTTAGCATCAGCCCAAGGTTTTATAAAATGAGCCGTGCCTTTCCAGTTACCCTTAAACTTATATGGTGAGTTATATGAATTATTTGTACCATCAACACCTTCATCTTGAAACTGACCATAATCAGCCATTAAAAACTTAAAGTTAAATGGTTCTGTTTCTTCATACATTATTGAACGACGAAGTGTACCATTCCATTGAATAGGATAAGAATCTAATTGTTTAAGAATAGCAGCAATTGTTTCTTGACCCCATAGGTTTGCTGCTGCTTCTAAAAGTGCTTGTAGTTCGTTCATATTAATATAATCTTGTTCCTGATACTATCGCTTTTACCGCACCACCGGTAGAAGTACCAGCAATAACACTTGCTGTAAACCATGAGTATCCATCAGAAGAGTAAGCGTAAGTCTGAGCAGCATTAAAGTTTGATGCTGGTGTAACATAGAATTGTAAAAACTCCGGTGCCCAGTAAACTTTCTCCCAAGTATTTGTAGATGCTGTAACAGAAGACCAAGTGACACCCGTCTTTGACACAATAAATTGATTTGTTGCAAATTGTGGTGAACTTTTACCCTTTCCTACTGCTACAAATAAATCTAAAGTTGGTGAATAGTCTATAGAAAAATAATTCAAGTCTGGAACTGTCGCTGAAGATTGAGTTATTGTAGTCCAATTTAATCCTTCATCATCTGAATAAGCAAATGAACTAAATCCTAAATTAACTGAGACTAATCTACCTAAATTAGTAGAATAAGCGAATTCTAAACCAGATACACCAGTAACAGAAGACCAAGTCTTACCATCAACAGAGTAACCGAAGTAGTTACCAGAATAGTCATAGTTAATCATACAGAATTTACCTATGTCTTCAACCCATCTTACATAGTACCAACCGTTTTTAGGTACATTAGTTGGTGCATTCCATGTTACGCCATCATCAGACCATATTGGTTTTGCATCACCAACTGCTACAAATCTATCTAAAGATGATGAGTAACAAACTGACCTATAATCTGACGCATAAGTCATTGAACCAGTAGCCCAGTTATAAGGACCAGATGTTGAATATAAAAATAAACCTTGTGTATAAACATCTGGTCTACTTATAGATGCTACAAATCTATCTAATGTAGGTGAATAAGCAACATCAGTAAAAGATGCTTGAGTCAGAGGAAAACTATTTAATTCAGAAAAGTTTATACCATCTCTTGAGTTGATAAAATAGTGAGAACTCTCATCTTCAATAGTAAGAAGAAAGTTACCTGGATATCTTATTGCTAAGTTACCTTTCCATCTCGGCGTTCTGTTTTTAAATTGTCTAAAAATATATTCCATTAACTTAAATATTATTTATACCCAAACACATCCAGCCAAAGATAATGGTTGTGTTGAATTACTATGAGTTACTGCTATTGTTCTGTCTCCTGAAGTTGTTGTTAAAAAAGTAGCACCACTATATCTTGTCGTTCCAGTTACAGCAGAGTTAAATGTTAAGTCTGCATTCGACCAACTAAGACCAGTGACCGAATCTAATCCTATAGTATAGTGCAATATACACATTGAACTCGCACTTAAACCTGAATAAGATTGTGTAAAACCACGTCCGTTATTTGATGTGTTTGACCTTGTTTGGAATGGACTATCTGATGTATTATTTAGTATATTATAGACTGAAATATGACATCTATTAGATGAACCAGAAAAATTAACAACAATGCTTGCAGTTGGTGCACTTTGTCTTAAATATAAAATAGCAGCACCAGTAGCTTGTACCGCTCCAGTTGAAACTTGTTCAACACCTAATGACATAGTAACACCAGCTAATGTTACACTACTAACAGTTCTACCGATAGTTCCACTGTGTTCATGACCAATTGTTATTATACATAAACCAGGACTACCTAAATTTACATTATTAAAAGTATATGTTGTTAAACCAACCGTACTAAATGTAGAACCCACATAAGTTACCGCTACTATATTGGATTGTGCTTTATTAAAATATGTAAAAGGTGCAAAGTTCATTATTAAATAAAGTTTTTAGCAGCAACCAAGTAAAGGTTTGTTGAGTCAAATGATATCAAAGTCAATATATCAGTACCTGCGCCATTTGTTGGTGAATATGTTGCTCCACTGATTTGTTTTATTGAGCTTCCGAAACTTATACTGTTACTTGCTGTAGTTGTTACTAATAAGTTTATTGTTTGACCTGTTTGTATATTTGACGCATTAATAGTATTTAGACCAGAACCTAAACTAATTGTAAAGAAGTTAGATTGTGTACAACTCATAGTAGAAGTACCACCACTAAGTGTAAGTGTAGAAACACTTGCATTAACAGAACCATTTATGCTAACACCCGATGATTTAAAAGTTGCCGCTGTCGCTCCACCTGCTGAGATAGCGAGTTGATTTGTACCTGGTCTAAATATACCAGTATCAGTATCATTATTAAATGCCATAGCTGGAACTGAAACTGAACCATCTGGATAATATGTCTCATCTTCTAAATAAATTGCCGTTGGTGTAAAAACTGCTTTTCTTACTCCACCAGCTGATATAGCAATTTCATTTGTTGTATTTCTAAATATACCAGTATCAGTATCATTATTAAAAGCAATCGATGGTGTAGCCGACGTTCCATCATTAAATAATGTCTGACCGCCACCTTCCAACAAGGTTAATTTTTGTTGATTAACATTTGAGTTGGCCGTAAATCTAAACCAAGTTCTCGCATTCGTCAAATCATATATTCCATACACATCATCAGAATCTCTTACAAAATGTCTATATGCCTGACCCGATGTAGCACTTTGTATATCAAATCTCGCTTCATCAAAGTTCGAGGTTATCTTATAATTAAAAGCAGACAAACCAACCTCACGGCTTGCTATCCTATAAAAACCAGTTGTTGGGTCATTTATAAACGATAGTGATGGTGTTCCAGATGCCCCATCTGATGCTAAAATTGTTGATGTAAAAGAAGTTGGGTAAGAAATTGATGCTGTTGTTGTTGATACTCTTAAAAAGTTATTTACAAATGAGGCACCAGACCATCTATCTAAAACAAATGTCGTTCCATCAGATTCTATACCTAACTTCCATCTACCATCCCCACCAGAAGTCGCAAGAGCGTAATGATAAAATCTATTATTTGATGCTGTTGCTTGTCCTCTTACTTGAAACATATCTGTCTCGTTCGATAAAAGATTCGCGTATAAAAGACCACCAGAAACAAATCCAATTCTATTTGCAGCAACCCTGTAAAAACCAGTATCTTGGTCGTTTGAAAAACCTATAGATGGTGCAGCAGATGCACCATCTCCAGCAAGAACGTTACCAAGCCATCCGAGTGATGAGTATCTACCAGCAGTTGCACCAGCCGCTATAACAGCCATCACACCAGTGCCACTTCTATAAAAACCTGTTGTTTGTTCGTTTGCAAATGATATAGATGGTGTTGTAGTTGTTCCATCAATGGTCTTTAATTCACCAATTAAACCACCTGAGTAGAAAGTTCCAGCAGTTGCTCCACCAGCTACCACAGTTATTCTGTTTGTTGTGTTTCTGTAAAAACCAGTATCAGTATCATCAAAGAAAGTAATAGATGGAGTTGCTGACGAGCCATCATTATGCTCTGTTTGTTGTCCTCTTAATTGTAAAGTTCTTATTGATACATCATTAAATGGTGTATAGAAATCCAAAGAAGCAATCGCGTTAGAGATTTTTCTGGCCACCAAAGTTGGAGCAGCTGGTGAGTTTATACTATTGAACTCCCAAACAATAGACATACTTCCGCCAGCATTTCCGTTAAATAAAAGTGGATTCCAAGAACCAGTCGCACCTGCCGCAAGTTCTATAGATAAACCACCATTGGTTACAGCCGTACTTTCTATTCCAACTCTATGAGCGTTAGAAGATTTGTAAGTTGGATAATGATATAAATCAGTTGAACCAGTCAAACCACCAGAAAGTGGTCTTAAAAAATAACTATCAGAGACCGTTAGTGATAAAGAAGTTCCTGATGTACCAGATGAACCAGCTACACCACCAGTTGCTGTACCAATAGAATATCTTACCCATAAGTTATCATCAACTGCTTCATAAACATAATTAACATCCCAGTGTCTTTGACCTTGTAGTGTGTTTACTAAAGTACCTGAGTAAGTAGGACCAGACCAGCCAGAAGTTCCAGAAAGTAAAGAAGCTGTCGTACCACCTGATGTGATAAAAGTCTCAAAGAAAACACCTGTAAATATACCCGATGTACCAGCCGAACCACTTGAACCTGATGAGCCACTTGAGCCAGAAGTTCCTGATGAGCCAGAAGTTCCTGATGAGCCAGATGAACCACTTGAACCTGATGAGCCAGATGTACCAGCCGAACCACTTGAGCCACTCGTTCCTGATGAGCCTGAACTACCTGCTGAACCGCTTGAACCTGATGAACCTGAACTACCACTTGTTCCTGATGAACCAGCAGAACCAGACGTACCAGCCGAGCCACTTGAACCAGAAGTACCACTACTTCCAGATGTACCAGATGTACCACTTAATCCTGATGAGCCAGATGTACCTGATGTGCCATTAGCACCTGTAGCACCAACTTGTGTATAAGTTACTTGACTAACTGTTAATATAACTGAAGGTATAGCTGGTCTTGTAGGATTTGATTGAGTAGCAGCGGCTAATAATCTCATATCAATATCGTTTGAATGCCAGTATAATTCATAATAGTCATTAGCATTCGCATCAACTAAGAAGTTCCAAGCAGCAACTGCTTCAGAGCCATTTGTAGGTAGTTCAATTGTTGTTGAAGTCCAAGGAATATTAGAACCATTTTTAGACAACCATATTGAAATCTCATCTGAACCACCATCAGTTTTATCAATCTGTGCTGAGAATTGAATATTATAAGTACCTATTTGACTAATTAAAACTTGACTATTGTTTTGTATAGAAACACCATTTGATAAATCAGTTGTGTTATATCTAATAGGATTTGAGTAAGTAGCTCCTAAGTTAGTTTGAGTTGTTGTATCAAAGAAAGAACCATAGTTAGCAATTGTACCACCAGAACCAGTAGCACCTTGAGCACCACTTGTACCTGATGAACCACTTGTACCAACAACACCATCAGTACCTGATGTACCATCTTGACCCGATGTTCCTGATGTACCAGCAGCACCTGTAGCTCCTAAATAGTTTTCGGCCCAATATGTGTTACCTGAACCATCAACTGATAAAACAAATCCTGCTGTTGCTGATAATTGACCTGTATAGTTGATTAAACCAATCGTAGCATTAGTTGATGTGAATTCAGCCATTTTGGCACCACCGCCAGCAATAGCTACTTTATTAGCACCTGAACGATAGATACCTGTATCAGTATCTAACTTAAATGTGATACCAGGTGAACCTACTGTACCTGAAGGAAAAACCAATTGACCTGAACCTTCTTCTAATTGTGAAGAGCCTAAAGACTGAGTTCCAGTCCAGTAAGCATGTGTAGGTGTTGTGCCTGAACCGTTTACCTGACCAGCACCGCTCACTGTACCGAAACTTAATTTGCCTGAACCATCTGTGATGATAGCCATACCAGCTGAACCATCAGCGACAGGCATCTTGAATGTTAAATCACTTCCACCTTGAAAGTCGAAGTTAATAGAAGCTGTTAAACCATTGTTGATGACTAATCTGTCACCTTGTATCTTACTGGTGTTTGAGAACCCAACCTTTTTTTGTGCCATTATATATCGTTAGTTTTTATATTGAATGAGTAGTCAGGATCTTCACAATAAGAAGATTCACCATTAAACTCTATTGAGATATCTATAATCACACCAGACACATCATCTAACCATCTATCATTAAATGGTGTGATTGTAGGTGTTGTTGTGATATCAAACACATCAGACTTTTCTCTCAAGAATCTAATTAATCTAAACGCTAATTCTTCACAATCTGAAACAACATGATTTTGATTATTCGTACCATCATTAGCATCAAATACTAAATCATAGATTATGATTTGATAGTTTCTACTTACTGTGTATAAGTCAACGCTAGGTATAGTGTTAACAGGATTAACCCACATACCTGGATAAAGTTGTGCGACTTTAGGTTCGCCGTTTTGATTGTATAATTGACCGAAGCCATATTGATTAATGTTAGGATCTGCTGTAGTCCATTGATTGAAAACTACATTCATACCGTTTTGTGAAAGATATCCAATGCTCATACAAGATATGTTTTATTTTATTATGCTTGTTTTTTATGACCTGATGATATCTTATAAGATAGGTGGTTAAATAAAGCAACTATTGGTAAGTCATAGATATGTTGAATTTTTATTATATCACCATCAGCTAAATTAGAAACCATATCATATAGACCCCAGGTTTTCTGAAAACTTATTCTTTGACTTTCTTCGTACGTGTTCGGGTCTTCTTCGTCTTCGTCGGTGTCTCCTGAGTCTTGTGTTGGTCCGCCAAATAAGTTAGTAAATTGATTGATAATTCTGTCGCGACACTCGAAAAAAAAACCACAGCTCCCATGACGGTTTCTATACTTACTTTTTCCTTAAACAGATTGGCTCGTCTCTCAAATCCTTCAGCCTTATGTCTCTCTATTTCATACTCATCACCATCTTGTTTTATAACTGGTCTGTAAATTAGGGCAACTAAGTTATGTAAGTTAAGTATAGTATCTTCCTTGAATTGTTCAGCATCTATAAAAGTACCAGCATCTACTGTACCCATATCAGGAATTAATCCATACTTTTTACCATCAATCTCAATTATAGGTGATAAGTCAGCTTCTACCTTTACTGATAAGAAAGACATATTTTCTTGTAGTTTCTTAAACTCTAATAAAGATAGTTTTCTAATCTCTTCAGAGTCAATGTCTAAAGCAATAGAGATTTGTTGTATAAATCTTGTTATATCATTTTCTGTTTCAATAAGCATCATCTCTTGATACTGACCAATAGTTATATCAGCCCAACTTTCAATCTTCTTCATTAAGTAAGTAGTTTAATTTTTTAGACCTTAAGTACCAGTCAGGTAAGGTCTTTAGTTCTTTAACCTCTGACACATTACCAGACTTAGTCTTAATAAGTTCACGATAAACTGGTGGTCTTTTATATTTACCAAAACTTATCTTTTCTAATCTAATGAATTGGTCTTCATGTATAATAGTTTTTGTAACTTCCATCTACAAAATTTCGTCTATTTTTTTGTATCTTTGATACCAAAGAGGTAAGGTGTAGTAACTCATATCATCTGCTCCACCTTGTATGGTTTTTTTACCTTTATAATATTCTCGCCAAGATTTAGCGATACATTCATCGTCTAACATAACTCTTAGTTCTTCTAATCTTATTTCACCATCATCGTATAGTTCTACTACAATAATGTTTGTTGTTCCTGCGTTTATCATAATTTAATTGTTTATAAGTCTATCCAATCAATATCGAAATCATATGAGTTTCTTCTACTGTTTCTATTTGTCCAGGTGTAGAGTGCGTATCTAATAGCACATAGTCCATCGTCAAATAGTTTAACAGGCTCATCAGTTCTCATTTCGTTTTTGATTTTCCATTTGTATCTTCTTAATTCTTCTTGTAACTTTATACTCTCGGAGTGTATGAAAAGTTTATAACTTTTAACACAATCTATTCCTTCTCTAACCTCTTTCATTGATGACTCAATATCAAAACCTGCTCTTCTAATTGATTCAATTGTTTTAGGTTCTGCTGAATCACCAAATAGTTTTAACTCTTCTATGTTAAATGTTTTCATCTTAGTGATTAAGTCTTCTGTTGTTAAATAACTTTCGTGTATCAATTCTTTAACCCACACTCTTCTATAGTTAGAATCAATCCATAACTTAATAATAGCTGAAGGGTGTTGATAACCCCAGTCACAACCAATAACAACATCTTCATACTTAGGATGTTTGTCACCTTTTTCATCTATCTCAAATAGTTCATCTTCTGAATGCCAGTATTCATAATTTGTATATACAAGTTCATTGTTCTTGGCTGGTAGACCAAGACCAAACACATTCCACAAATCTTCATCTGTTTCTTTATATGATTCAATCTGACTAACAATTGCTTGTGGTAAGAAAGGATTATCAATATAAGTTGAATGTAAGTAAAGAGCATCTACATCTGATTTAAGTTTAAGAGACCAGTGAAGAGCATCGGATGGATTCTCAGCCATTATAATCTTGTCTTCAGTTCTCATAAAGAGTTGGTCGGCTTCTTCTTTGCTAACTTCATTAACCTCATCAATAAAAACTAAGTCGTGTTTAAGACCTCTCAGTTTCTGTGATTGGTCGATTGATATAAACTGAATTGTGTTTGAGTTTAGATTGTAAAAGTTATTTGTTTTATTATGTGATTCTTCTTTATAAACATCTAAGTCTTTTAAGAGTTGAATAAACTCACGGTAAGCACCTAATCTTAAAGAAGGAAAAGTCTTACGAGCAATTGTTATTGTCTTATCTTTGTTCTTGAAACAATAGATTATAATGTATTGTAGAATAGAATAAGTCTTACCAGAACGTGAACCACCTATGTGTAAGAAGAATCTTTTATCTGAGTTTAACATCTCATCTAATAATCTGTTACCTTCTATCTGTAGTTTCATTTTATAAATTTTCTATATTGTTCGTAGTTTTCTATTCTTGATTCAGCAATCTTAAAGTAATCTTTATCCATTTCCATACCACAAAATCTAAACCCTTCTAATTGTGCTGCTATACCTGTTGAACCAGAACCCATAAACGGGTCTAATACAATACCATTAGGTGGTGTTACTAATCTACATAGGTAAGCCATAAGTGATACGGGCTTTATTGTAGGATGTGTGTTCTTATTTATTACAAAACTATCTAAACCCATATTTCTTTCAGCCTTACTTACTTTTGCTTGATAGAAAAAGCGTGAGGCTCCGCCACTATCACATCTTGCTACTTCTGTTCCTCTTCCAAATCCAATTACTCCAGTAACAACACCTTTATCAGTTCTATTACCTTTATGATTAGTTTTTGATAAACCACTTTGTTCGTCCATCAAACGACACGGACACATCGGATTAGTATGAATATCACCTTTATCATTATAATTGTCTATACCTTCAACTGCTTTTCTATTTTCATTTATATCTAATCCACCTGCTGCTTCACCTTTTCTTATTCTATTTGTTGTTTTAACTTCACCTTTTTCACCCTTAATAACCTCATCACATATACATTCTAATATGATGTTGGCTGGGAATCTGCCTTCTAATGAACCACCAACAATTGCGGTTTTATTAAGTGTATCAAAAACTTCACCTTCATTTGTTGCTTCACTTGTATATTCTTTACCAATTCTTTTTGCGTTTGATGGGTCTATTCCTTCTATGCGGCAACCATCTATATTTATACCACCAGTTCCCCATCTTAAAACATTTTCAGCAACTGACTTTTCACTTAATGGCTTACGAGCAACACAGATAGGTTCATTTGCTGGTTTAAGAGCTGTTCCCCAACCTTCATAAGGTGATTGACCTTTTGTTCCAATATATGAACTCTTAAAAACACCTTTATCTAATCCATCATGATGTTCTTGACCTGATATATATGTTGTTCCTGTTGAACCAGCACCTTTCATTTCACCAACAACCTCTCTATCATTACCTTGTAACTTATCAACAGCCTTACCGATGTTATGACTTTTAGGAAATCCTGAACCATATAACCACATAATCTGGTCTCTAATCTCAAAACCAGCATCTTCTATATTCACAACCATTCTGTGATATGTCCTTGTTCCACCGAAAGATAAGATATGTCCTCCTGGTTTTAGAACTCTATAAACTTCACACCAAAACTCAATAGATGGAACATCGTGGTCCCACTTTTTATTCATAAATGATAAACCATATGGTGGATCTGTAACCACACTATCAATTGAATTATCAGGAAGTTTTCGTAGTGATTCGATGTTGTCTCCCAACATTAATTTAGTTCTTTTCATATGTTTGTTATTTTGTTTCCTTGAGCGTCAGTATAGTCTAATGATTGATTAAACATATACTCACCGTCAATCTTTTTATATAGTTGGTTGTAACCAGCAGCAACACCTCTCTTAAACACTTCTGTATAATAAGCAAAGGCGTTTGTACTTTTAATCTCATCAAAGTTATACCAGAACTTAAACATCATATAAAGTCCGTTCTGTAAACAATCTTGTTTATCATCAGGATTATGATAGTAGAATTTTTTGATTGTGTTTTTTGCTAATAAGATTAACATTCTTTCTGCTTCGCGTGTTAATTTACCCATTGCTTTTGATATTAGTATCTCTTTGTAAAGTGATTTGTTATTCAGGTAAATTTTACTCATCTTCTTTTCTTACTATCTTTACTATCACTTCTGATACTGATATATCTTTACCATTTGAGGTTATATCAACTTTCTGTGGTCTGTATAAGCCAAGTAACTTATTCATCTCTTTCTGTGATTCTAATCTCACCTTTTCATTCTTTGTAGTTTCTATAAGTTCTTCAAGTCTTGCTATTGCATTGTGAAAAGACTGCTCATATTCTTCCTTAAAAATAAGATTGATTCTTTCTTTACTTAGTTTTATTAATTCATAAGAATAAGTTTGACCGTAACCTATTTGATTCATTAAAAAATCTAATAAAGTTTTAGTGGTGGCAAACTTTTCAACTCTCATTTTAACCAGAGCCGATATGACTTGCTCTTTATCCTTTTCTGGCTTTTCGTGCTTTTTCATAATTATTATATCAAAAATTTGTTTATTTGTTTTTTATCCGTATATTTGTAAGACAATAAACAATTAGAAATTATGACACGAGAAATTTACTTAGACGAACTTAACTATTCAGACTTGAAACAAGCAACAGAATTTCAGGCTTGTCAAAGAATCACAAATGAAGTATTCTCTGACTACTATCACAATATCAGTTACTTTGTACCAACAGAAATCACTGATAAATGGTCCATCATAAACTATGTTGCAAAACTTTTATCAAAAGATTTGGCAAATTAATTAACTATTCTTATATTTATAGAAACAATTAAAACTTAAAACATGGCAACTAAAAGAACAAAAGTAAAGAACTGGTATAAATCAGTAAATTCAAGAGACAAAGAAGTTATTCAATTTATGACCGATGTAACATTCAGTGATGTATGGCGTGAGACACATAATGTTTATGATTTGTGTGGTATCACAGAATCAGATGTTAGAGAACAAATCTTTGTTGAGCTATCTAAAATATATGGCGTTGATTATGATATTGTATATTATAAATGGCTAAAGCCAGATTTGGTAGATTAAAAACAATTCATTACTTTTACAGAAACAATTAAAAATAAAACATTATGAACAATTTAGGATTTGCAGTTATTAATTTAGTAGAGTCGAGAAAAGAAGTCGTTGAGTTCTTCAAGAACGACAAACAAGATGGTATCAAAAAAGCTTGGTACTACTACCACAGAGATTGTGATGCGATTATGGCTTTCGATACCAGAGACCAGTTTAACGAAGGTGTTAGTCTTTATGAGACACAAGGTTTCAAGTTCACTAAAACTATCTCTGTTACTCATGACACTTGTGGTGCAAAAATTGTTAAACTACACGTGTATAGAAATGAAGATGAGTCAAAGAACTTCTATGGTTATACAGAAGAAGGTAAAATGTCTTATGATACTTTGTCTATGGCTTTAGGTTATCAACCAGCAGATTGTGAGTGTGTTATCGCTGAGGTTACTCACGTCTTAGCACCAGTTCAGCCAAAGAAAAAGAAAAGAAAGTAATATGAGAACTGACGACAAAACTAAAATGAAGGTTATCATTTACATTGATAATCTTCAACCTAAACTTAAAGGTACAATCTACCACAATGAACTTCTTAGTTTAAGAAAGAAGTATATCTATAAAGATGTTTCATTTGATGAACTCAAGACTGATGTAGGTTATCTTAAACAGATTAAAAAAATAATTATACAATAACTAAACTTTTTTCACGGGCACATATATTAGATCTAAGAGTTATTTTTAAATAGCCCACCACCCCACCAAAAAAACATTAAATAACCATTAAAAGGTATTAGATACATTGTTTGTGACCTTACGGTCACATTTAAATGATCTTATATATGTAACCGTAAACTTGTCCAAATGAAGTATAAAATTAAAGACATAGAGAAATTCATTATCTTTATTAAGAGTAACGCACCTGTTGAATCCACCAATAAATATTTAAGAGAAACATTCTTTAATAATAATAAAGAAGTATCTTCAAGTGTATTTAAAAAGTTAAAAGAATCTGGTGTTCTAATGACTAACAAATCCTATTCTAAAGGTAGAGGACAGACCTGGTACTATTTAGATAATAAAGTAGATCTTGCTGATCTTTTTAATGAGCCCGTAAATCAAGAGCCCGTAAATCAAGAGCCCGTAAATCAAGAGCCCGTAAATCAAGAGCCCGTAAATCAAGAGCCCGTAAATGATGTTGAAATTATAACTAATGAATACGGGCACTTTATCATTGAAAAACCAAAACATTATAACGTTTTTAAACAATGCCTTAAAATAACCGAAAGTACATTTGGTAGTATATGGCATAAAGCTGTTATTGAAGAGTGTCTTATAAACGGATTATCTAATGACCAAGCAGAATATTTATGGTTGAGGTATGAACGGTATAAAAGTAAACAGCATAAAAAAACCACCAGAGTGAGTGATGGTTTTTTAAGTGATGGTTTAGGTATTTGACTACCCGAATTGTTCGTTACATATTATAGAAATTAATTTACATTTTGTTTTAAAACAAATTAATAACTTTAAGATATAATAAGAGACATAGATAACTTTTATTATAAACCACCGGTCTCACACTTTATATTCCATGAATAGCCAATTTACCAAATATACTCGAGACTGGTGGTTTTTGATTTTAAACTTCTTCTTCATTCTTTAATAAAATAAATAAAAACTTTATGTCTCAATCTAAACCACTCAATCACGAAGAGATTGTAAAAGTTATACCACTACTTATTCACGTTCTTAAAATGAGGTCACCTCTTTATGCACCTGAACTTAAAATGTTATTACAAGAAGAGTGTGATGCAGCAGGTTTGTCTTATAGATGTAGTGATTCAAGAATTCGTCAAATGATTAATTATTTAAGAACTCATTCTAAACTACCAGTTATTGGTGATAAAAGAGGATATCGTGTTGCTCAATCTGAACAAGAAAAGATTACACAAGCACAGTCTCTTAAAGAAAGAGCTGAGTCTATTATGGCAGCAGCGAATGGATTAATGAATATCACTATATGAGTAAAGCAAGACCAGGTAACTATAAAAGATGTATAAGTTGTGAAAAAGAATTTACAAAAGAAGGTTCATCTGCTTATAATGCTGCTGGTAGATGTAAGAAGTGTTATGGTGCTTACATCAGAAAAAACGGTTATACTCACTGCCAAATATGTGGTGTAGAGTTACCAAGTAAATTAATGAAACCGAATTGTAAAATGTGTAAATTAAAAGTTAAATCAGGATTATTAGAAACAGAAAAATATATTCCTACTAAAAGAAACAAATACTATACTGCTCACTCAGAAAGAGTGGCTAAAAGTTATCAACTAACATCTAAAAGATTAGACCAGATTAAATTAATTTTAATTAAAGTAAGATGGAAACTAATCACAGAACTTGATTATTTTATTATAGCCGATTATTATTTAGATATCTGGGGTTATGAACCTACACTTGATTCTGCTAAAAGAGAACAACAGGTTGAGTATATGGTAAAGAGACTTGAAGATTATTATCTAAAGAATAAAGATTTAATATATAAGTAATCATGGACGCAATGCAACAACTTCAAGAAGAGATTGCAGAGACTATCTTTATACCTAAGTCACTGACTAATCTTATCACTTCTGAATGCACAGATGAAATATGGATTTTATTAAATATCATTTATACATCATCAGTTCATAGTGATTTACTTTCAGATAGAGAGATATTTAAAGTTCAATTAGAAATTGATGAGCAATCAGAAGTTATCAGAAGTATATGTAAACCAGCAGAGTTCTTTATGATATGGATATGGATTACTAAAACAGTAGAAAAGTGGATTTCATCAGCCGTTAAATTAGATGAGTTCGAGTCAGCAGCGAACCTAAAAAAGGTTCTTAAACTGGATGAATAGTTGGCAGATATGGTTTACATCTAATTATGCCTTAATAAGTATGTGGTCAAAAAGATGGTCACATGATGAATGGCCTGAATTACTTTCACAGATGGCTATTTACTTAAACAAAAACTGGCCGAGGTTCTCTCAAATACCAGATGGTGAAGAACGAATAAAGTTCTTACAAACTTGGATGAAGAATCAAGTTGCTTGGTATAATTCAGATTTCAATAAAACTTTACGAGTTAATAATCTACCTGAACAAACAGAAATTGTGGATGCAGAGTATGATGACTTAATTGAATTAAAGTCAGAAGTTGTAAGAGATGATATCAAAGACTGGTTAATAGATTTAAATCAAAACTGGAACGATTTAGAGATTGATAGACTGGTTAAAATAAGAAAGATATATCTCACACTACCAAGTCATGAGAAAGTTCTTTACGACTTATATTTTACAAAGATGATGTCGATGAGAGATATTGGTAAAAAAATAGACTTACCGTTATCAGCGGTATATAATATGATAAAAGAATTAAAAGAAAAAATTAAAGAAGAATTATGATACTACAAATATTAGGATTAAGTTGTTTAGGTGTTCTTTGGATTAACTCAGAACCAACTATAAGACTTAGATTGTTATATAAAAAGGATGACCTTTTTTCAAGATTAATTAACTGTTGTATGTGCTCTACATTTTGGATAGCACTCCTCTGTTCTCAGAACTTATACATAGCAGCAGTTTGTAGTATATTAGCAGAGTTTATCTGCAGAAAATTAAATTCAGGATCGTTATGATAAGTAAAGATGATTTTATACAGATTGAGTGTTTAGTCAAAGATTGGCATGGTAGAGAAGAGTATGTTGTACCTGCTCATATCATCACTCTTATATTCAATATGCACAATGTAGTGTTTTGGGAAAGAAGAGAATATTCTAAAGGTTGTAGTGGATGTCGTGTAAGAGTTTGGAACAAACTTAAGACTTGGTACTTCGAGAACAAAGAAGAGTATCATAAACATTATGAACTTTCTTAAACATATCTAAAAACTAAAGTTTTATTATGCCAATTACGCCAAGACAAGACGAATCTCAAGATGATTTTATATCAAGATGTATCCGTATCGAAATAGATAATGGAAAGTCTCAACCACAAGCAGTTGCTATTTGTATCAAGAAAGCCGAAGATGAGTTCAGAGGTGAAACAGCCAGTGTGTCAGATAACACTTGGTCTACAGAAGCACCTATCAGTGTTAATTTAGAATCTTATAATGATTATCCAAAAGGTGCATCAGAGAATGCTAAAGCAGCTTTAAGATGGGCTGAAGAAAATGGTTGGGGTTCTTGTGGTACACCTGTTGGAAAGCAAAGAGCAAATCAATTAGCAAATGGTGAGAATATATCTCGTGAAACAATTGCTCGTATGGCAGCATTTGAAAGACATCGTCAGAACTCAGATAAAGAGTTAGGTGATGGTTGTGGTCGTTTGATGTGGTTAGCGTGGGGTGGTGATGAAGGTATCGAATGGGCTCAAAGAAAATTAGAACAAATTGACAAAGAAAAACTTTCACTTAGTAGAGTTAAGAAGGTTCTTTTTGATGAAGACTTTAATGAAGATGATGTTGCTACTTATAAAAAGTTAGGCTTTAAGATACTTGTTCGTTCTAAAAGAAAGTTAAAGAAAAAAGATAAAAAGGTTTGGAATAAATTAAAGTCTGTTGGCTTAACAGAAGATGTTATGTTATATGGTGAGGTTAAAGAACTTCATAAGAAATATAACTTTGATATGTTAATGACTGGTCAAGATCCTATCTTAGAACATCTAAGTGTTATGGGTCAAGATTATTCGACCAGACGAACGATAAAAGAGTTCACGGTAAATTCTATGGAAGAAGCAAAAGAACTCGAATTAAAAGAGATTAACAATGTCGAAATGAAGTTTATAACCGTTAGAGCAGTTTATTTCTATCGTGAAAGACCTGATGTGGCTCCTGCTACTAAGAGTGGTTCAAGACCATTCTGTACTAAACTTATGTCTGATAGGAATAGAGGTTACTCTTTATTAGAGATTCAATCTTTACCTACAGAACATTTAGTTGATATGGGTCTACCGCCAGATGTATTTCTTTACAGAGGTGGTTTCTACACACTACCAGGTGGTGTTAGAGGTGTTGATACAACACCGTTTTGTAGACACGAATGGAAGTTAGAAATAATTACTGTATAACAAAAAACCCACTTTAATCAGTGGGTTTTTTTTTTAGAATCCGTATTTAGTTTTAAGATAATTTTCTATATTTACAATATCTGTGTTTGACTTAACATCACCATAGATTAAGATTTCCCATACTTGCGCGCTTTCTCTTGACATGATTCCATCAGGTGAAACATTTTTAGCAGTTCCATTAGTTAAAACTTGACTACCATTTTGTCTTAAGTTAGTTCCTTGTGGTCCTGATTGCCACATAATATATTGTGGCGAAGTTGTGTTTACACCACTACCAGCGATTAATGAATCACCATCAAATAAGAAAGCTCCTGTTCCACCTAAGTCTGGTCTTAAATTAAAACCACACATTCCACTCTCACCTGATTTTAAGATATACTCAGCAAGTGGTTCTGCTGGTGTTACAAGAACAGCAAAAATTGTATAACCATAAGATATAGCTGGTGTTGAACTAAAACTTAAAGTCTTAAAAGCCGCCGCTGGTTGTCTTAAAGAAGGATAACCATTTAAGTTAGTTCCTACCTCCCAATCTGTTTCACCAACTCCTGCATTTGCCACTATCGTTGGTGTTCCAAACTGTGAGGTCCAACTACTAACATCAGAACTTGTTCCAATTAAAGCCACACCAGCATCACTTTTAAACCAAGCTTTAAGATTTACTTTTGTAAGACCAAAAACGTCATCATATAATAACTGGTAGTCTGGTAAGTCATTAATCGTTGCTTCTACTATATTATCGTTTCTAACTATCATTTTATTTAATTATATTTTTGTAATTTCATACTTAACAGTCCATCTAATAGTTTTAGATGTTTCACCTACAACCACAATCTTAGGATTTGTATCTAAAATAATGTGTGAAGTTGCTGTTGAAAAGTCTGACTTCTCATAAACATCTGTTGTTGAAACTTGAGCCGGTGTGCCATCAGCACTATTGAATACTGCAAATAGTTGCGAACCATAAACTAAGTTATTTGTATCATCTACAGCAGCTACAGTGGCTTCAATTGTAAATGTAGAGAAAGTACCCATTGTAAGTGTTGCTATTGATGTAGTAGCACCGTTTGTTGTCTGAACATAAGAGACTTGTGGTCCTTGTAACTCAAGAGCATCAACCGCTGATATAGCAGCATTGATAGCATTTCTTGCATTTAAACCTGAATCTCCATTATTTATTTGTGTTAAACTCATTTTATATTGTTATATTTTTAACTATCTTGCCAAACATCATCATCCTGCCATTCACCAGAGTCATTCCAAACTCCGTCAGTTAAAAGCCAATTGTCAGGTGTAGGTGTTGTTTGAGGAAAATATCCTATCTGAGCTCCAGACAATATGATTCTCTTTCTAATTGCTTCCCAATCTATTTGAGATTTCTGTATCGTTTTTTGAGCTACTATTTTCATAACTTATATGTTTTAGATTTTTATGTTGTTTTTAAGCATCTGGATATTTAGGATATATTGGTTTAGTTGGTGGTGAAGCAGTTGAACCTACATAACTTAATGAATGAAATCCTTTTGTATAGTTAATATGAACATCCCAGTCTATCTCTTCTGATGTTTGACCACTAACTCTTAACACGATAGATGCTGTTGCTGATGCTGTAAATGAAGCAGATGCTGATGTAAAATCAGTTCTTGTATCATAAATAAAAGTACCACCAACTGCTTGTAAAGTAGAACCTGAGTGTCTAAAACCACCAAAAGTTCTCATCATATAACCTTTAGAACCATTTTTATTTATACCAACAACTCGTGTTTCAATCATAACTGATTCACCTGATTCCATAGGTATAAGACTATAAGTATAAGTCTGAAGACCAGACATAGTAAAACTTAAGAAACTTCTAAAAGTTGCTGATTCCATATCAGCAGAAGCTGTTGATGAAACTTGATTAAAGTAGTATCTATCACCAGCCGCTTCTGTGTAGTAAAAGTGTGTGTCGCTTTGTTGTTGACCTTGAATCACCAATCTAACACCATTATACTGATTGTTTCTTGTTAATAAGTTTTTAATTATCGCCATTACTTAATTCGTTTGTTGAGTTCTTTAATCTCTTTTATCAACTCAGACATAGTAAGTTTAAGTTCATCAAACTTTTCAGTTAAGTTTTGATGTCTAAGTATGTGTTCTTTTTCTAAAACTTCTATTTTAGATTTGTTTTCGTATGACATAAGTTTTACACTTTTTAGGTCAGCCATTGTTTGTCGCAAAAAGAAACCGATTATAGCAAGCATAACACCACCAATTATTGTCAATAATTCAATCATTTCCATTAACTTAAATATTTTTTCAAGTACCTAATCTCTTCTAAAGTTAAGTCTCTGAAAGTTTCTTCTAAGTAAATATCAGAGTCATATTGTCTTGTGTTAGGATACATATCATCAGAAGCCGCTTGATAAAGTGGAAATAATGTTGAGTTCTCACATAAAAAGTTAACTACTCTTGTGTTCCAAAACTCACCTAAGTTTTTCATTTCTTCTCTTACATACTTCATCTCATCGATTGTTGATACCTGAGCATCAGTTGATGTAGGTCTTGCAACACCTAAGTTTCTAATCTTAATTGCTAAATGTGGAAGTGCCATATAAACAGTCCAGTAAGCCAATCCTTTAGAACAGATATCAACTAATTGTCTTTCAATATTCGAGTAAGTAACTCCTGTGTAAAGTTTATATTCTAAATCTATGTATAAAGGCGTACCTAAAACATCTTGAATATACACGTTCTGTGCTTCTTCTACAAAAGGATATATCTCGTTAATATCGACTGATTTGCCGAGTGGAGTATAATCTTTAAGATATTGGTCGTCTATAAATAGTGCTGAAAAAGTTGCTGCCATTATATGTCATTTTTTTTATTTATTGAGAAACTAACCTGAGGTGCCTCAGCAGCATCAGTGTTAATAGGTTTAAGGTCTTCAATTTCAATTTTACTAACACCATTATAAATAAGAACTTCCTTAAAAGCATCAAAGATTAATTTTCTTTCTGGTCGAATAACCATTTTATCAAAGATTTCCCAAGATTGAACTAACTCCGATGAATAGCCTAATTTACCTGGTGTTTGAATTCCTAATAATTGTGGGTGTGCTCTGTGAGCCGTGATGATTTGTTGAGTGATTTGTTCAGCAACTTGTAAAAGTCTTTGGTCGATATTTGTTGCATCAATAGTTGTAACATCTGGTGCTAACTCTTTACCATCTGAGTAAAAGATAATTGCTTTACCAGCGTTTTTAGAACCACCGTGTTGTTGTCTAATAGCCTCAGCATTCATTCTACGTTCATCTGGTGTAGGTTTCTTATAAAACTTAAACACAATTGATGGTGAGAAACCATTATTGATTGCTGCTAAGTTATACTCAGCCATTAAAGCATCAGCCTTAATCCATCTTAAAGCAGAATAATAGTTAGGTAGTGCATAGTAATCTATATTGTTATCTTCATACTTAATAAACATAAGTTGTCTTAAAGACTCACCATTAGGATCCCAAGAGTCTATTTCTCGTGGTGGATTAGTTCTTGTGTTAGACCAATTCTCTGAGTAGTAGTACTTTTTAATCTGACCCCACTCATCTTTCTTACCAACAGCAATTCTTGAAGCATCAATCCAATTGATATCAGCAACACGAGTTCTATCCATTGAGTAGATAATCTCGAAACAAGAATAACCAAAAGTCTCTTGGTCTCTTGCTACTTGCCAGAATGTTCTATCAAGTTTTCTCCAGAAAGGTACGAGCTTCCAATTATCGATTATAAACTGATTAGACGCTTCTCTTGTGTCTCCGAATAGAAAACCATTACCGGCTATTAAAGATGTCTTAGATTCGATTATACTATCGTGTATCGCTGATGAATTTCTATATTCAAGAAGGTCAATTGGAAATTGATTGTTAGGTCCGAATAGTACCCAATCAAATCCTTTTTGTTCTTTAGGCATTGGTAGTTCTATGTTTCTTAACATAATAGAATCTACTAAATCCTGTGTGATGTTTGGTTTTTCAACCTGTTGTGGTTTTCTAATAAAGTCAAATAGTGCCATATTATCTTCTGAGGACTGGTGTGTTTTTAGCGGGTCTGTCTAAAGTAGTCCAAGTTTTTGTTTCATTCACCAGTACTTTACCCGTTTCAAGTATGGTTAAACCTGCTTCAACTATGTAAGACCACATTCCTGGTGCCATATCTAATTTAGAGGTAGATAGATTCTCTGGTGTAGCAACAATGATATTAAATTTAGACCACTTGTTATCAGGTTGTAAGTCAGTAGGGTAAAAGACTTTAGTTTGACCTGATATATCATTAGTGAATGTAAATTTAAAGCTCGCTGTTGAACCATAAGGAGTCGATTCTCGTAGACTCATCCATATAGACGCTGTCACACCTGGTGTAAAGTTAATCATCATATCGAGCAGATATATTTTAATTAATATGTTTTGTAAACTTTATATTGTTTTTAATCTATAAAATTCATCTGTCTAAATTAGTGTTTATATACAAAAAAACCCAACCTCTGTAAAGAAGTTGGGTTTTTATTTTATATGTAGTGGTTATAGTTAAGCTACTAAAGCTGCTACTATACCTGGTGCTACACCTGGTGCTCTATCGGATTCAAATCCTTTTAGAGTCAGTACATAATTAGATCCGTCTGCTTTTGCTGTACCAGATGTAGATGTAGATTCTGATAAATACATACCTTCTACAGCTCCTGGATACCAGAACAAGCCATTAGAGTCTTTTATGATTACTGCTAAGTCTCTTTGTGTTAAAAGAGCCAAAGTATTTCTCTTAGCTACATCTCTTCTTGGAATAGTAACCGTAGTAGTTTGCTCAAATAGAGCAGAACCAGCTTCTACTGATTTTACTAAATCTTCTGTGAATGTTGCTGAGTTTCTGTTGAACTCAAACTCATAGAAGTAAGAAGCAGTTGCAAGAGTGATTGCTGATACAGTACCACCTGCTTGTGTATAACCTGTGATGTTATCAAAGTCTGTAATATACAACTTTGTTAACCCACCTATATTATTTGCACAATCTTTAGGAATACCGCCTGAAAATGAAACACATGCCATTTGCTTTTAGTTTATTTTTTTATCCAAAGGAGGATTATGCCATAATTGTACCACCAGAGTAAAGAACGATTTCAGCTCCGTAAAGATAGTTGATACCAAATTTAAGTGAAGTTGCGAATCTTTCAGTTCTTGCACCAGAGATATTTCTTTGTGGTATGATGATAATTTCATCCCAATCAGAAGTTAAGTCAGTTAAGAAGTAAACTTTATCTGAGTTGAAAGCAATCATTTGTTTTGCAGAAAGACCTGAAGTAGGAATCAATCTGAATCCTAAGTAGTTCAATTCTTTATCACCTACTAAGAACAATCCACCAGTTGTAGCAGCTTGAGCTTGTTTGTAAGCGAATGCGATTTCTTGAGAGATAAAAATCTTGAAGTTAGCTTGTTGTCTAACTTGTGCAGGAACTGCTTCAAGAATTCTATTTAACTCACCTACTACGTTAGCAGCAGTAATTGAAGATGCAGTAGCAGCAACATCGATAACTGTACCATCAGCTAGCAATTGTTTTACTAAACCATCACAAAGTGAGTAAGGATAAGAAGCTGTTGCAGTATCACCTTTGAACATAGTTAATTCTAAGTCAGATGCTACTTTTTCAGCAACGTAGTCAACTACGAATTCAGCGTATGAGTTCGGCATAACTTCTTCGCTATTAGAACCAGCTCTTAATTGTAGTGATAAGTAGTTAGCCTCGAATGTTGTTGCGCAATATTCTAAGTTAACTTTAAGGTCACAAACCTCCATAGTCTTTTGATTTAAAGTACCTTCACCTGTTGCAGAGAAAGAACAATCATCAGCCTGTAGGATGTTACCTAAGTCAGAGTAAGCTAATTTGATTTTGCTCTTTACGTTTGGTATAAGAGCTAACTCATTCTTAGCAACACCAGTGGTAAGTACTTTCTTGAAGAAACCTTCAGCGTCCTTACCGTAAAATGTAGTATTGTCTGTTAAAGCCATTTTTTATTTATTTATTTTTTGTAGTTTCTTAATATGTAAAAAACTTATTATTTGTTTTTAGCGAATGCTTTTACACGAGCTTCCATTGAAGAGAACTTCTCATCAATCTTAACCTCTTGTTTTTTGATAGAAGGTTTAGCAGGAGTTGTAGAGAATTTCTCGTTAACTTGTTTCTTAAACTCTTCGATTTCTTTTTCACCACCTTCAATCATAATTTTAAGTCTTGTGATTTCTTCCATCAATTCACCGAATCTGTTATCAATCATCATTGATACTTCTTCTGGTGTGATTTGAGCTGGTAACTCACTACCTGTGTTAGGATCGATAGCCATTGTTGATTCAGCTATTCTACCATCTTCGTTTGGTACGCAGTTTGGCACTTCTTTACCATCTACCATCTTCATACCTACTTGTACATAACCTTCATAACAAGGTCCGTCTTCTGCAAGATATTTTTCACCAGCCATTTCTTCTACTGGTCTGATTTCAGTAATTATACCATCTACAGTTACAACTATAGTACCATCTTCTGCAACGTGGTCAGCATCTGGTGCTTTTTCTGTTAAAGCTTCGTCAAGATAAACTGCCGTACCAACAGCTAAGTCTCCATCAAAGTAAACAGTAGTTCCATTTTTTAGAACTGCAGAACTTAATTTGATTTGTTTTTTCATTATTTGTTCTTTATTTTTTAGGGATAATTCTAAGTCAGCAAGAATCTCAACAGAGAATCCTTTAACTTCCTCGTTTTTAACTTTATTTGTCCAAAAATTAGAATCTTTGACCTTAACACCACCAAACCAAGTTCCTTCTGGTAAGTCAAATCCTAAACTTTTACTTTTGTCTTGTTCGTTTTCAATAATCCAATTTTGAGAAACGAAAGCATCAACCTTTTCATCTGTGTGCATAAAGTTGATGTTCTTGTTATTAAGATCCTCGTTGAATTTAGATGCTATTTCTTCGATTTGTTCTTTCTTAAATCTAACATAGTATTCACCATTAATCTCATCAAATCTATAAATGAGTTTATTAGGTATCAAGAATGGACCATATAACATTTGCTTATCAACATCAGTCTTAAAGAAAAGTTCTTGTGGTTGATTCGCTAACTTAATCCAGTTAACTTGAATTGCAGGATCATCAACAAGTGATATCATACCTACTCCCTGATTATCATCAGAAAGAACGATGTCATAAATTGGTAAATCTTTCTTCATATCTTAATATGTTTTTTTAAGGCTAAATGTTTTTAGCCAAATGTTGAGTTAGATTCTAACACTCTAACTCTATCTTGTGTCGCAGTTATGTCTGATTCTAACACATAAACTCTTTGACCACCAGATGTGAATCCTGTAGTTCCTGGTTGATTTTGTGGTGAACCAGTAACATTCTGATTAAATGATGTGAATCCACCTGTTGAGGCAGTCTGTGTTAAAGCCGCTGCTTGTGTACTTGAAGTTGTTGATGTATCTGGAATAGAAGCATTCATACCGGTTCCTCTACCAGATGAACCACCATCAAATTGTTGTGAAGCAATCGCTGCAACTTGAGCAGCAGTTATGATACCAGCAGCAACAATAGATGCGATACCTAATGGTGAAGGCGGTGGACCAAATTGTGCTATACCCTGTAAGACAGCACCTGCTCCATTAATCAAAGCACTAACTATACTAAGAGCTTTTTGTCTATCAAATTGTTTCTTAGCCAACTTTCTATTTTCAGCATCAATAACGGCATTAGAAGTTTTAACAAGATTTTCATTTTGTTTTTGTAAAGCCGCTCTTCTTTCTTGTTTCTGTTCTTCTGTTAGATTAGATTGAGCTAACTCTTGTTCTAATGCTGCATAAGAAGCATCTATCTGATTTTGAGTAGATTGTGCTCTTGCTTCATTTTGCTGTGTTAATTGTTGATTTTCACTTTGATTAACTAAGTCATTTATAGCAATAGCAGCATCAGCAAATTGTTGAATAATTTGTAAAACATCCTGAGCCTTTTTGATCTTATAATTTGCCTTTTCATCTTCTGCTGCTTTTTCAGCTGCGACATTAGCATCTATGTAAGATTGGTCACTTTCTTGAATTTTAATATTTGCTTCTTCATTTAAGTTGATAGCTGTCTTATTAATAACTTGTTCAGCTAAAGTCTCTGCGGCAATTCTATCATCAAGAGCAACTTTACCTAACTTAGCAAACTCAGCATACTTTTCATCAGTACTTTTTACTTCATACCTATTTGTTTCTTTGTTAAATTCTACAGTAGCGCCAAGTTGTTCTTCTAATGTTTGTATAGTAGTGGCCAACTCGACTTGTGCTTGAGCCTTTGCTTGTCTTTCTGCATCAGCTTTGGCATTATCATTATACTTTTTTTGTATCTCTAGCTTTTGGTCTTGAAGTTTATTGAACTCTTCAACAGATAATTCTTCTGCTTGTAATTGTTTTTCAATATTCGACAATTGAATATTTAACAATCTATTTTGTAAAAGTATCAATGAGTCGGTAGTATCGGCTCCAGCAAATCTTACCTCATTTTGTAGAATTTCATTTGCGAGTGCTAATTCAGCATAAAGTTTTTGTGAGTCTTGGAGTCTTTTCTGATTGATTTCATTTTCTCTTAATGCTGTTATTTCTGATTGTGATGTTAAATATCTTTGATAATCACTGTTTAGTGTTTTTAATAACTCTATTTTTGTTTTTTCATCTTTAACATTCTTCTCAATGTTTAACTTTTGTGCTTCATATCTTTGTTGACCTTCAGCTAACTCTTGAGCAGTCTCAAATGCTATATCATCTAACTTATCAGCAGTTGTTTGTACTCTTAACTTTTGTAGTTCAATTTCTTTAGTTGCTGCAAATTCCGTGAAGTCTAAAGATTCTCTATTAACTTGTTCTTGTTTTGCTTTTAAGTCTTCAAGACTTTTACCAGTATTGGTTGAACCAGTGTTTATCTTCTCAAAGGCACCACTTAATAACTTCTCATAACTTTGTGCTTCAGTAGCAAGGTCTTGAACTTGTGCATCAATAGACTTTCTTCTTGCTTCAAGAGATGCAATAGATTGTTTTGCTGAGTTAGCATCGGCCTCAAATTGTGCATTTGTTGCTCTAATGTTGTTAAACTTTTGAGCTGTTAAATCAGCTAAGTAACCATCTTGTAGTGCTATACCGTTATTAAATGTGTTTAACTCTGGTATAGTATCAACAATAGTTTTTCTAAAGAAAGTATTTGCTGTGTTATATTTCTGAGTTTGGTCGGTTAATTGTCTTTCAATATCGAGTCTTTCAGTTAATAAAGTTGTTAATTCTTGTTCTACTAATTGAAGTGCGACTTTGTTTTTTAATTGTGCAATATAATCTTCAACAGACTTTGTAACTTGATCTTGAAATGATTTTTCATCTCGAAGATTTTTAAGTGTTAGACCATAATCAGCATTAATTTGTCTAATTAAATCTGCTCTTTCTTTACTACCGGCATTTGTTTGTTTTAATCTATTCAGTAAAACGAATAACTCAGAACCTTCTTTTGCTGTTGCATCAGTTACAGATTTTATTTGTTCTTCTTGTTTCTTAAGTTCTTCATTTCTTGCTTTCTCTGCTTCTTCTGCTTGGTCAGATGTGTTAAAGTAGTTAATCATACCAGCAACTAATAAACCAAGTGCTGTTACAATAGCAACTAATGGTAGTGAGTTAAGAGCCACAGAGAAGGCTGTGGTACCAGCAGCAGCTCCAGTTGCAGCAACACCTGCCGCACCTTCAGCAGTAGCAACCGCTGTTGTAGTAGCAGCCGCAGTTGTAGCAGTTGGTATTAAACTTTTAAATCCAGCAATAATGTTTGTAACTTGGTCTCTTAAACCACCAAATGATTGTACTGCTTGTGATAAGTTTAATAAAGCTTGTAACTTAACCATAGTCTCAGCCGCTTCTTCTGATTTAACACCAAAAAGTGCTTGAGCCGCAGCCACACCTTGAAAACCAGCTATACCTATTTGTACAGTTCCTTGTAAAGCACCACCGAGTCTTTCAGTTGTGTTACCAGCAAGTGCAGTAACCGTTGCATTTGTATCAGATATCTGGTCTCTTAATTCACCAGCTCTTACTGATAACTCTTGAAATCTTGCTGAACCTGGTTCTAAATTTTGTAGTTCTAATATGGTGTTTCTTAATTCAGTTCTTAATGATGTTGCTGATGTAGCAGCTGCTACCATATTAGTATTAAGATTAGTAGTTGATTGACCAGCGTTTTGTAGTTCAGACGCTAATTGAGCACCAGTTCTAACGGCATTTCCAAGATTATTAGCTTGTTGATTAACTTTATTTAAGTTAGTTGCTACTGTGCTTGATTCACCTGCTATGTCTTGAAATGTAGAATTTACTGCTTCTGCTTGGTTATTTAAAGCAGCAAAACTTTTAGAATTCTTATCTATCTTTGTTAGTTCAACATTAGTTTCTGTTAGAGCCTTCTCAAGTTCGCCAATAGAACTTACAGATTGTTCAACACCATTAATCTTAACATTTAATTCATAATTTGCCATTCATTTGATTTATTTTATGGTATAACATTAATTAGTTTATGGTATGAATAAGAACATAACCATTGTATAGTAGTAGCACCTAAACCGGTTGCTTTTAAGTAAAATCCATTAGAGTCTGCAAACATTTCTAAGTCAGGTTGACCTGAAGGCCAAGAACTGATAGCATTCAAGATAGGTGTTCCTATTTCAGTTATAGTTAAAGAACCATTAATTGAATAACAACCCATCATTTCTGCTGAATAAACTTTAGTAGCATCAGCGATATCTGTACCTATAATATAAGCCTTAACTTGTAACACATCACCACCTGAAGCTGTAGAAGTCCAAGGAATTGTTACTAAGTCTGTTGTGGTCGCATTAGAAGTTCTTAAAAGTGATTGAGTAGTAATCCATTCAGATTGTTCATATTGAGTTGAACCATCATCACCCATACCTTTAACAGCCGATTTACCACCAACAACGTGCATATTAGAATCCCAAACAGACCTATTAAATCCACGACCTAAGTGAGTCATATAACTTTCACCGTTATTGAATGATACGTTATCACCAGCAGCTACAAACACATAAGAGTTATCATCAGTATTGACTGTGTTAGCAGCGGCTGTAACAATATAATTTGTAGAACCAGATGCTAAACCAAATCTTGTGTTTAACCAAAGAACTTGGTCTTTATTAAAGTTTGATGAATTAGTGTTTATTTCTATCGGTGCGTTAGTTGAAGCAACACCTTTTGTAACTAAGATTGAATCAGATGATTCTCTTAATTGAAGACCACCATTAGTGTTGATAATAGTTGCTCCTGAAAGTGAACCACCTAAGTAAAGGTCTTTCCATCTTAAAGTAGATGTACCTAAATCTGTGTAAACACCTGAACGAGGACTAACTGAACTTGCTGAATAAGTTGAACCAATAATAATATTAGGTGAAGAAAACTGCCAGATATTTGTAGATGATGATGTACCACCGCCAGATGTTGTACCAGTCATTACCTGAACGATACCATTATTAGTTCTAAAGAACATTTTATCGTCAGTTATATTCACACCAACTTCACCGATATAAAGGTCAGTTGCTAACCAAGTTTCGTCAGTGTGGTCTTCTGATGTAGGAATCGTAAATGATTGACCACTTGTTGATATTCTGTGGTGTTTTAGTCTTGAGTATTGGTCTATTCTTGCCATTTCAATATATGTTTTATTTTTATTATCGTGTTTATGATCTTAAGAAAGCTGCTAATCTAACTCTCTCAGTAATCGAAGCCGTAGGTGATATATTGTCGAATCCACCTGATGTGTTTGTTCGTGGATTAGGATTGTTTAAGGTACCGATACCTAACTCAGGTAAGTCAGGTAAGATAGCATCTTTACCAGAATCAATTAAGTTTTCATAAGTAGTAGAACCACCTTGAATAACGATATCTTCACCAGCATCAATTAAATTTGATACTGTGTTGATAGATTGTCTAATAACAGCGACATCTTCACAGGCATCAATAACATTTGATTTAGAAATAGCGATACCATTTTTATATCTAACACCATTTATGTAAGTAACATCAGATTCTTGTATAAAAACTTTATTTGTACCAATAATATTTACATTATTAAGACCACCTGATATAAAGTTACCGTTACCAGAAGAGATGTGTATATTTTTAGAACCTTCACCAATAGAGTTTTCATCACCAGTTACTTTAACATTCTTAGCTGATGAAGCAACAAAGTTAGATGAACCTGTTGTTTGTATAGAAAGATTATTTGATACATCAGATGATAATGTAGTGTTGTTGAATCCAAAGTTAGGTTTCTTTTTCACCGGTGCGTATTGTATAACATTAGGTTTAATTGGACCTGGATTTAATATTGGGTCTATAGGAAATAGTTGACCTACCTGTGAGTAAGAATCAGTAACAATAGATCTTTTAACAAACTTCGATGGTGATATTAATTTCAAGAATTCACACTGAGTTAAACCATCTGATAGTGGATCGTAATCAAGAACTTTTTGTAGCCTTAACCAATGACCATCTATCACATATATTTTTCTAAAATCTAACTTAAAGATATCAGAAGGTTTTAACCATAACTTTGCTCTAACGACTTTTGATGCCGGATCTGATATCTCATTAATAAAATTAGACCAATAAGCATTGTATAAGTTATTATTAGTCCATCTTGCAAAGTCCCAGTAAACAAAGTCACCTTCTTCCATATTGAACCAGTTGATATCAAAGTAAGGATCTGATGGTGAATCAACAGTTCCAGCATATGGATAGTATTGAAAAGGAAAACTTTGTGTTGAAACAATAGAAGCTGTTGTTGAAACAACTGAACTTAATAACTCCCAACCAGTCGCGTATGATGAGTATGAACTTGCTAACGTAACTTGTGAACCACCTCTTGAACGAGTGTAAGGTCTTAAACCACCCCAAAATAACATTCTTGGTGAAGAGTTTGCAACTGGTTTTGCTGAACCATTTGTATCTCTTTGTATAATTGCTGGCATCACAATATCAGAATCAGCTGGATTATTAATCATAACTGATGAACCAAAAGGTACGGTAATCTTAACTTCGTTTTTTAAGAAGTCATT